CGCCCCCGTCGTCGACACCACAACCGTCGCCCCGGAAGCCGGCCTCCTCGACGAAGGCGCCCTCCAGGCAGCCCTCGACGTCGCCGGCGAGATCCTCCAGCCCGAAGCCCTCGCCCTCACCCAGCTCACCGACGACCAGCTCGGCGAGCGGCTCGGCGCCGCCGGCGACAACACCGACGAAATCAACCAGATCCTCGAGGAGCTCGACCGGCGCGAAGCCGAAACGCAGGCAGCCGCCGACCTCGAGGCCCGAGCCGCCGAAGGCTACACAAAGCAGGACGCCGAATATGACCGGCTCCTCGAATCCGGAACCGACCCCGAGCACGCGTTCGAACAGGCTTACGGCACCTCGACCGAGAAGCAGCGCCGCGAGGCCGCCACTTCCGCCCTCCGCGCCGAGGGATACACCGGGCACGGCTTCCGCGAGCTCATGCAGCAGAAATTTAACGATATGGCCGCAGATTCGTACCTCGACGCCGAGCGCGAGACGCGCGGCTTTATGCTCAACGCGGCCGGCCGCTCGGCCGGTATCGACCCGCGCTCACTGTTCACCGGTCCCGAGAGCCGCGCCCGCAAGTATGCGAGCGATGAACTCCGCGGCTACTGGCAGGAGCGCGGCCGGCTGACCGTCGACAAGTTGAAGGCCAACGCCCTCGGCGGGACGCCCCGCTACTCGGGGGAGTACTGGCTGTGAGCACGCCTCAAGCGCTCGAGGCAGCCACCCGCATCGGCGAGCGAGCCCGGCAACGGTACATCCGCACCGGCATCCTCCCGCGGAACCCGTTCCGCGCGGACAGCTCCAGTGAGCTCGCCGCCGCGTGGCGCAAAGCCGCCCTCGCCCCCGTCAAGGTCCCCGTTCCGGCCGGCTTCCCGGATCCGGAGGCCACACCTCAGCCATGATCCGGCGCATGGTCCGCTGACCGTCCAGCGAGATCACGCCGCAGTCCGCGCACACCCGGCCCGCGCCTGACCACTCCCAGCGATGGGAGTCCTCGTCGACCCCGCAATCCATCCGTCCAGCATGCCCCCCCGGAGGCCGCCATGCCGCTCGTCGCCGTCACGCCCGCCGCCCGGCAGCGTCACACCATCGCCCCCGTCAAGGCCGCGCCGCACGTCTACACAGTTACCGGCGTGGCCGGCAACATGAACGTCCCCCACGTCGGCACCGCCACACTCCCCGACGGCACGACGGACGAGGTAGTCCTCTGGCAAGGCCGGCCCGTCACCCTCGCCGTGTTCCAAGAGGGAAACCCCGGCTACAACCAAATCTCATGACCGAACAGCGCTACGTCCTCGGCATCGCCTACCAAGCCGGCGTCGACGAACGCATCGCCAAAGGACTCGACGGCGCCCGCGACTACTTCACCCCCGCCGAGCTCGAAAAGGCCGCATGGTCCTACCTCGGCGAAGGCGGCCGCCAGATCGGCCTCCAGCACATGGACGGCACCCTCGGCCAAGGCAACGTCGTCGAGTCCTACGTCTACCGCGGCCCCGACTGGGACCTCGGCGAAGGCACCGTCGTCAAGTCCGGCGACTGGCTCGTCGGCGCCATCCTCGACGAGCGCGCCTGGCAGCTCTACAAGGCCGGCAAGATCACCGGCTTTTCCCCGCAAGGTGTCGCCAAACGCAGAGAGGCCAGCCGATGACCGAGCCCGCCGACGAATTCACCGAGCTATTCGACGCCGACTTTAAGCGCGTCGACCTCGTCGGCAAGGCCGCCAACGGCACGTCGTTCCTCATCGCCAAAGGGCAGCCCGGACTCATCGACCCCGATGTGGTCCGCGCCCTCGCCGGCGCCGAGGTGTACCACGCCAGCCACGAACACGGACAGCGCGTCGAAGGCGGCCCCGTCCGTGACGAGGTGACGCTCACCGGCTCGCCCGCCGCCATCGCCAAGATGATCCACAACGCCCCAACCCGCCCCGACGTCAGCAAGGAGACGACCATGACCGCACCCGCCGACGTCGCGAAGGCAGACGACGCCCCCGTCGCCGTCAACGACCTCATCGACAGCGACGCCGCCAACGGCAGCCAAGCCGAGACCGTGCCCGGCTCCCCCGACTGGGAGACCCTCGACGCGGAGACCGCCGAGCGCGCCATCTCCGTCCTCGGCCGCGCCAAAGCCGCCGTCGAATGGCTCAAGGACCGCGAGACCGTCGAGAACGCCGCCGGCGACGACTACGACGGAGGCAACATCGCCGACCTCGAGGCCGCATGCTGCGCCCTCGAATGCGTCATCGGCACCCTCGGCGCGTTCGTCGCCGGCGAAATGGTCGAAGCCGAAGTCGGCGAGGAACTCGGCGGAGTGCTCAAGACCGTCTGGCCCGCCCTGGTCAGCGAATCGTCCGGACTGCACATCATCGAGCAGCTCGCCCCGATCGCCAAGGCCGGCCGCGTCCTGTCCACTGCGAACGAGGGACGGATCCGCTCCGCCACCGAGCAGCTCGAGCAAGTGCTCGCCTCACTGCCCGCCCCCGTCGCCGACGTCGCCAAGGAAGAGGAGCCCACCGTGACCGAACCTGCCCCCGTCGACGACGCCGCCGACGTCGAGAAGGCCAAGGGAGACCCGCAGCTCGCCGTATTCTCCGAAACCGGCAAGCTCGTCGGCACCATCGACCCCAAGGACCTCAACCCGATCGCGACACCATCCGCCGACGGAGACGCCGCGGACGCTTCGGCCGAGCCCGCCAGCGAGGACGAGCTCCAGCCCCAGCCGGCCGCAGACGCCGGCACCCCAGCACACGCCGCCCCCGCCGAACCCGCCCCCGCCGCAGAGGCCGCGCCCGCGGCCGCGCCCGCGGCGCCGGCGGAGGAGGACGACACCGTCGCCAAATCCGACCTCGAGTCAATCGTCGAAAAGGCAGTCAGAGCAGCGCTAGAGGACCAGGCCGCGGGGCATGCGGACGTGGTCAAAGCGTTGGAGGACCGCCTGACGCACCTCGAGGCACCCGCCCCGCCCAAGGTTCTCAGCAACGGGCAGCTCCCGCCGGCGCATCAGATGCGCGGACAGGACCGGGGCAGCTCCACCGTGGATGTCACGAAGGCCGCGGAACTCCGCGACGCCTACTACGCCTCGACGGATGCAGTCGAGCGCGAAAGCATCCACACCCAGCGCCAGGAGCTCGCCAATGCGGCGATGCGTGAGCGCATGACCGGCAACGGTCGCATCCGCTAACACCCACCCCCCGAAGTAGGCCCCACCCGACACGGGTGCCGGGCCCGTTCGGCATGCCCACGAAAGGCACCCCGCTATGACCGCAACCTATGAGGAAGCCACCCAGGCGACCCTCGAGGCCATCAAGAAGGCCGCAACCACCGGGATCGACACAACCACCGGGATCGTCTCCTACGACCTCCTGGACATCGTCCGCCTCATCCCCGTCGTCACCCCATTCCGGGAGAAGGTCGCCCGCCGCGCCTCCACCGACGGCGCGAAGTTCGCCCTGTGGCGCGCGATCATGAACGTCAACAACCAGCAGCCCCGGCCCGTGCCCGGCTTCGACACCGCCGGCAGCAAAATCAAGATCAGCGAGCAGGACTTCCAGGCGTCCTACAAGCCGGTCGCGCTGGGTACGACCGTCACCCAGGACTCGCTCGACATCGCCAAGGGCTACGACGACGTCTACGCCGAGGCGACGATGCAGCTCCTCAACCAAGTCCTCATCGGCGAGGAAAAGGAACTGTTCGGCGGCCAGTCGTTCGCGCTGGCACAGCCCGGCACCGTCACCGTCGTCAACTCGACGACCGGCGGATCGGTCGCCGCGTCGACCACCATCCAGCTCGGCGTGGCCGCCCGCACCGCCTCCGGCTACTTCTACGGCGGCAACTCCCGCGGCAAGGCCAGCGCCACCACGACCACGACCGGCTCCACGTCGAAGCTCACGGCCTCGATCGCCGCGGTCCGCGGCGCGGTCGCCTACGACTGGTTTTTCTCCCCAGACAGCGGCACCACGTGGTGGTACGCGGCGACGACCACCGTGGCGTCGTACGCGTTCACGGCGACCCTCGGCAGCAACAACGCCCTGTCCGTGCTCCCGGACTTGTACGGCACCGTCCCCACGTTCAATGGGGCAGCCGACAACGGCTCCGGGAACACCTCCGAATTCGACGGCTTCCTCGCGTCGCTGACCGCCGACTACAACTCGACCGGCCAGTGGGTCACCTCCGGTAGCGCCACCACGAACCCGTCGGTATGGAACGACAACGCCGGCGCCGCCCTCGCACTGTCCGGCGGATCCGTCGACGCCATCGAAACCCTGTTCCTCAACCTGTGGAATCAGGTCAAGTGCTCCCCGACGGCGTTGATGATGAACGCGCAGCAGGCGCAGAACATCGCCAACCTCATCCTCGGCAGCAACAGCGCAGTCACGTACCTCCAGACCGACGCGTCTGGCCGCATCAACGTCACGGCCGGCGGCCGCGTCGGGCAGATCGTGAACACCCCCGCCGGAGGTGTGACCGTTCCGATCGAGGTGCACGTCGCGCTCCCACCGGGCACGATCATCGCCCGCACGGACCGCGTCCCGTGGCCGCAGGCGAACATCGCGTCGACGCTCGAGGTGCGCACCCTGCGCGATATGACCTCGTTCGAGTACGGCGTGACGTCCGCCGGCGGAGGCCCGCGGCGTGACTTCGAAGTCCGCTCCATGGAGGCATTCATCAACCGCGCGCCCGTGTCCATGGGCGTGTTGACGAACTGCGTCTAGCACCACCCGAGCGCGCCGGCGCCGAGCGCTCACCACCTCGGCGCCGGTAGCTCGACCCCTGTCCCGGTCCGATAGGAGAACCCCCGCAATGAGGCTCTACACCACCACGACGGCCGCCAGCGTCGGCAACGACGACCACGGCGTATTCACCGTCGACCCCGCCACATCCGCCGTCGAAGTCCCCGACGAGTACGGCGCATTCCTCAACACCCTCCACGTCGACGGCCACAAAGCGTGGGAGACCGACGCCGAACGCCACGACCGGCTCGCCACCGAGGACCTCGAGCGTCGACGCGACCCCGCCGCCATCTACGACCTATTCGAATCGAAGATCGGCAGCCTCGCCGGCTTCGACCCGGACGTCCTCGTCGCCGCATTCGCCACCGCCCTCAAGCAGACACAAGGCGACGACGGCAACGGCCGGCACGAGTCCACCGACGACCCCCCGAAGCCGCCGCGCGCACGCCGCAAGGCAGCCGACGCCGACCCGCCGGCCGAGTAGCAGAAAAACGCGCACCGGATCCGTAACGGAAAAAAGTGCATAGGAGGAGACGATGACCGCGCCACTCGTCGCGCCGTACGTTCCCACCTACGCCGTCCGCGTCCCCTACTTGAACGTCGAGGAGTACCTCGCCGCACCCACCGGCGTCGACCCCTCTGCGCTCATCCCCGGCGGCACCAAGGCAGCGAACGCCGCAGCGCTCAACACCGTGATCCGGCGCGCATCCACCTACGCCGACTCGCTGTGCAATCAGATCCTCGCCGCCACCCTCGACCTCCAGTCCGGCGAGTACCGGATCCGATCCGACTGGACCATCCGCGTCAAACTCGACTACTCCCCGCTCGTCGAGGTTGTCGACGTCAAACTCGGATCGATCGCCGGCCAGCTCACCGCCCTCACGGACCTCTCCGGAATCTGGCCGCAGCGCAAAGTCATCCGCATCCCCGTCGGCGCGTACCTCACCGCGAGCCCGATCCTCACCACGGGCGCCACCTCCCGCAACGGCTACCTATTCGCCCAAGTGCAGTACGTCAACGGATTCGCCAACACCGCGCTCGTCGGCGCAGTCTCCGCGGCCGCCACAAGCATCACCGTCGCGAGCTCGTATGGGATCTTCCCCAGCCTGCCGCTCACCATCTCCGCCGACGACCTCGCCCAAACCGAGGACGTCGTCGTCGACGTGAGCTACACGCAGGGATCGACCCACGTCCCCCTCGCCGCGCCGCTCACCTACAGCCACGCGTCCGGCCAAGCCGCCTCAGCGCTCCCCGCCGAGGTGAAACAAGCCGTGACCGCCCTGACCACGCACCTCATCAAAACCCGCGGCGCCGAAGCCATGAGCCTCGCCAGCGTCTCCGGCGGCCCCACCCACAGCCAAGTCGAGCCCGCCGGCGCCTCCGAGGAATACGACCAAGCCGTCGACCTCCTGCACCCATTCCGGCGAGTCGCGTGAGCTCCGCCAGCATCCGGGCGGAGGTTGCCAACTACTTCGAGACCGCCACGATCCCCGGCCTCAACAAGGTATTCACGGCCCCCCCGTACTGGGCGGACGGATCAGACTGGCAGCTCAACCTCCAGCAGAACGCCGGCGCCATCGGCGCGCTCCACATCATCGAGGAGCAGGAGAAACGGCTCACCCTGCCGGCTCTCACCGGCTCCAAGATGATCCACTATCAGCTCGGCCTCATGGTGTTCTACCAGTGGGTACAGCCGCAAGCGCTGACCGCCCCCGACGAGGCCGGCTGGAGTGCCCCCCTCGACGTCATCCTTGAGGGAATCAAGAACCGGCTACGCGCCGACCCGCAATGTGGAGTCCCGCAGGGTGACGTCTGGCAGTCCTCGCAGGACGGCCCCGACATCATCATCCGCCGCGACCTCCCTCGCCTGTCGCCCGGCAAAGTTTTCGCCTGGAATGTCGTGGAATTCAACGTCTACGAAATCATCGAGGCATGACGTGCCGAACCGCGGTCGCCGCCGCAGAGCCACCCGACGACACGCCGCCCGGCACCATCACCGCCGGCAATCTCGGCGCCGCCGGATACACGCTCACCGTCATGTCCGACGTCACCGTTCGGCTAAACGGCACCCGCGCCGCCACGCTGCCCGCAAGCACACCCGTCGTCACGTTCGGCACCACAAGGCCCACCGTCACGGGGTAAAACGGCACCGCCGCCGGCACGTCGTCCACCGCCGGCGCCACGCGAAACGGCACCACGCCCACCGTCGCGTCGTACGACACCGCCACGCGAAACGCCACGCCGCGCATCACCGGGCGCACGCCCGCCGCCACGCCAAACGGCACGCCGCCCACAAACGGGCCCACGCCCGCCGTCACGCGAAACGGCACTCCGCCACCCACCGGCACCTCGCCGCCCGGCACGCCAAACGTCACGCCGCCGCGCACCGCGCCGCCGCCCGACGAGGCCACGCCCACCGCCAGGTCGCCGGAGTGCACCACCCCGCCGGCCACCACGCGCACGGCGCGCACCACCACGGCCACCAAGTGAAACTCCGCGCCCGCCATTCCTCCCGCGGCCAACGGCTCCGCCCCAAACGGATCGCCCGCGGCGCCCACCTCCGAGTCCGCCGAACCCGCCGAGTCTGAAAGGCCCCCGCCCATGCCGACCTACACGTTCACCGGCGCGTTCGAGACCGTCCTCACCGGCCTCAGCAACGGCGTCAACGCGCACCTCCGCCGGAACGACGCCGCCGGCCAACGTGTCGACACCGGGCAGCCCGACGGATCCACCGTCGTCGCGCAGACCGGCGACCAGATCAGCACAGACGAGCCCTACGTCAACGCGTGGATGGTCAACATTGCCACCGGGCAGCCCGACGAACCACCGCAGGACGGCCCCCAGATCGCCGCAGACAGCCCCACCCATCCAGAGACACCGGCCGCCCCCGATTCGCCCGCCAGCGATCAACCGGCGGCCGGCACCACCCCGCCCGTCGTCGACGACATCCTCTGAGGAGTAGGCCATGCCCACGGCGAACTTTTTCCCGTCGAACCTCCAGTGGTTCGGGATGAAGAAAGAAGTCACCTACGGCACCGCGCAGGCGACGCCGGACACGTGGATCCCCATCGACGTCGGGTCGATGAAGTACAACCCGGACCTCCACACCCTGCCGGACAACGCCGCCCGCGGCCTCATGGCGACGACCTACCAACAGGTCGCCGGCATGGAAACGTCGACGTACGCCTACAAGACGTTCGCCTACCTCGATACCGCCTACCAGCACTGGCTCGCCACCCTCGGCTACACCGACACGCTCACCGGCGCCAGCGACCCCTACACGCACAAGACCGCGCTGAACAACGCCGTCACGCCGGCCGCGCAGCCGCCGAGCTACACCCTGTTCTGGGCGGACGCCGCCGGCAAGGTGTGGCAGTCCGCCGGCGCCGTCATCGACACGCTCAAGCTCACCGTCAAGGTGGACGGCCTCGTCGAGATCGAGCCGCAGTGGCGCGGCATGATCGCCACCGCCATCGCTCCGCCCAGCAACACGCCGTCCGGGACGAAGCCGATGCCCGCGTGGAACTCGGTCATCAGCATCAACGGCAGCCCGGTCGCCGACGGCTCCGAAGTGTCCGTCGAATACAAGCGCAACGCGGCCGCGGTCGAAACCATCAACAACAGCCAGAGCCCGCTCGCCGTCGGCTCATTCAACCTCGAGGTGACCGGCACCGGGATATTCGTCTACCAAGGCTCCACCGACGCCCGGCTCGTCAACTACCTCAACAACACGCAACAGGCGTTCGCCGTCAAGATCGCCCCCGCCGGCGACGCCGTCCACTCCCTCACCCTGACGCACACCGTCGCCGCGTTCACTGCCGCGACCCCGCAAGGGTCCAACAAGTGGATGGAGATCGTCGCCAACTTCACCGCGCTCGCGAACGCGACCGACGCCCTCGACGGCAAGCAGAGCCCGGCGCAAGCCGTCCTCCTCACCTCCGTCTCCGCCGCCTACTAACCCGAAAGGAAGCCCCGGTCCATGGCTCTCACGTTCGACGTCCCCGGCGGTACCGTCACCATGCTCACCACTCGGGACGAAGTCACCGCCGGCCGGATGCGTGAGGTGGAACTCGTCGCCGCACGCGTCGGCGCCAAAGTCACCGCCGCAGCCCAAGCCGTCCGCATCTACTGCGAAGGCGACCTCGTCGTCGATAACAGCGACGAGAAGGACGCGGACGGCGAGCCCGTGTTCACCGGCCCCGAGGTGCACCTCTCGGAGCATGAGCTCCGCCTCATGGGCAAACTCAACGACGCCATCTCGTGGGCGCTCCTCGAGTCGTGGTCGCTTGACCGGCCGCTCCCCGAGACACCGGCCGAGCTCCTCGACATCCCCTACAGCGTGTTCTCTGTGATGCGCGAGAAGGGTGCCGAGCTCAACGCCGCCATGGGCGATGGAGGCTTCACCGTCGACGCAGTGGAGGACCGACAGTCCCCTACTGGAGACTCCGGCGACTGAGGAGCGCGCTGGAGTCCGGCGACTGGAAAGACGTTGACCCGGTGACCTCGAGCCTCGTCCGCGAGTACCGCTACCGCCGGCTCTACCCCGGCATAACGCACGAGCAATACCTCGCCACCTCGCTCAACGACGTCGACTGGACCCTCCGAATCGCCGAGCTCCACGGCGACCGGCCATGGCAGCAGCGAGGAGGCGAGCCCGGTGCCGATTCTGGGACTTCCTGAATTTCGGGCAGCGATCGAGAAAGTGATGGCGGAGACCGACGCCGCCGCCCGCGTCGCCGTCACCCGCGCCGCCGCGTTCCTCGAGAAAGAAGCAAAAGCCGGCTTCGAAGGTGTCCACCCGCCAGGATCGCCGCACGTCGGAGGCGACAAACCCAACGTCGCCACCGGCACCGCCCGCCGCTCAATCCGGTCCGACCCCGTCTCCCGGCTTGGCCTCGGCGACTACCGCACCCTCGTCGCCCCCCGCATCGTCTACGGCCGCCGCCTCGAGCTCGGATGGCCCGGCGGGCAAGGCCGCGGACATGCCCGTACCCGCGCGTTCCCGTACTGGGCGCCGGCCGCGCACAAGACCCGCGAGAAGTTCCCCGAGATCACCGGCAACACGTGGCGCGAATTCCTAGAACGCACATGATCGGAGAGGAGACGCCCCGATGACTTCCGGCGTAGTCCTCCCCCCGATCGTCACCGTTCTACAGACCCGCGCAAAGGACGCGATCGCCGGCGCGAAGGCGTACGGATCGACCGCCGAGGCCGAGGCCAAACGAGCCGAGACCTCGCTCACCGGATCCGGCCGTGCATTCAACAGCCTCGCCAGCGTCGGCAAAGGCGCCCTCCTCGGCATCGCCGGCGCCGGCATCGCCGTCGGCGCCGTGTCGCTCAAAATGGGCATCGACTTCCAGGCCGCCACCACGCAGCTCGTCACCGGCGCCGGCGAGTCCGAGAAGAACATCGGCATGGTCCGAGATGGCCTCCTCAAGATGGCCCCCGCCGTCGGCATGGGCCCGACCGCGTTGGCCAAAGCGATGTTTCTAGTGGAGTCCGCCGGCTTCCACGGAGCCGCCGGCCTCAACGTCATGAAGGCCGCCGCGGAAGGCGCCAAGATCGGAGGCGCCGACGCCACCGTCGTCGCGAACGGTCTGACCACCGCCCTCACCGACTACAAAATTCCCGCCTCGCAGGCCGCCACCGTCACCTCCGAGCTCACCGCCACCGTGGCCGCCGGTAAGACCAACATGCAAGACCTTTCCGGGTCGCTGTCGGCCGTTCTGCCGTCCGCCGCGGCCGCGCATATTGGCCTCACCCAAGTCCTCGGCGCAATGGGCACCATGACCGGCGAGGGTATCTCCGCGCAGCAAGCGTCTCAGGACCTTGCCGGCACCATCCGCTCCCTGTCGAACCCGTCGCAGATCGCCTCGAAAGCGATGGCACAGATGGGCCTCAACTCCACGACCGTCGCCTCGCAGCTCGGCAAGAAGGGACTGACCGGCACCCTCGACGAGCTCACCCAGCACATCCTCCAGCACATGGGACCGAGCGGCTTAGTCCTCGAGAACGCGTTCAATCAGAGCAAGCTCGCCGCCGCGTCGGCCAACACCGAACTAAAGAACCTGCCCACGTCGCTGCAAAAGCTCGCGCAGGGCTACCTCAACGGCACCGTCACCCAGAAGGAATGGACTAAGGCACTCAAGACACAGCCGGCGCTCACCGCGAACCTCGGCAAGCAATTCGCGACGACGGCGAAAGAGGCCCACGGCTTCGGCGACACGCTCAAGCACGGCGGAGGAGACGCCCGCACCTATAACGCCATCCTGTCCGAGATGACCGGCGGAGCGATGGGACTCAACACGTCGCTCGCGCTCACCGGCACCAACCTCGGCACATTCAACGGCAACGTTAAGAGCATCTCCGCGAGTACTGCCGAAGCCGGCGACCACGTCAAAGGATGGGCCCTCACACAAAAGGACTTCAAAACCCAAATCGACCAGGCCAAAGCCGGCGTCGAAGCGATGGGCACAAAGATCGGAATGGCGCTCATTCCGTGGGTTGAAAAGGCCATTCATATCGGCGTGACGTGGACCGGATGGCTCACCCAACATAAGCCGATTCTGTACGCCCTCGCCAGCGTCATCGGCGGAGTCCTGGTCGTCTCCATCGTCGCCTATGTCACCAAACTCACCGTCGCCGCAGTCCAGTCCGTAATCCAATTCGGCAAGATGGTCGCCGCCGGCGCCGCGTGGGTAGTGAACGCCACCGCGCAGCTCGCCGTCATGGCCGCCGAATGGGTCGCCAAGATGGCCATGATGGTCGCCGGCGCCATCGCGTGGGCAGCCTCGACCGTCACCTCCGCCGCGATCGCCGCCGGAGCGTGGATCGCCGCCAACGCCGCCATGCTCATCGCGTCCGGCGGCATCCTCCTCGCCCTCGCCGCGCTCGTCGCCGGCGTCGTGTGGGTCGCCACGCACTGGACTCAGACGTGGGACTTTATAAAGGCAATCGTGAAAGACGCGGTCAACTTCATCCTCCGATTCTGGTATCTGCTCCCGTTCGGCTGGATCATTAAGTCGATCGTGTGGGTCGCCCAGAACTGGTCGAGCATCTGGGGATGGATAACGAGCGCCACAAGCAGCGCAGTCAACGCAATCGTCGGCATCGCGCTCGCTATATGGAATAACGGGATCCTGCCCGTCTGGAATCTCCTCGTGAGTTTCTGGAATTTCTGGTCCGGACTGTGGACCGGTATCGCGAACATCATTACGGGCATATGGAACAACTACATATCGCCGGTAATTACGATGATCGAAAACGCGGTCAGCACTATTAGCGGCGCCATCGGTACCGTCGCGAACGTCGCCAAAGGCATCGGCGGATTCATCGGCAAAGTCGGCGGATTCCTCGGCTTCGAAGAAGGCGGATTCGTGCCCGGCACCAAAGGCGCCCCCGTGCTCGCCGTCGTCCACGGCGGGGAGTACGTCGTCTCTAACGACATGCTCGCCGGACGGGCCCCCGTCCACCACGGCATCCTCGCCAGCGTCGGCGCGAACAGCATGCCCGGCGCCGGCCGCGCCGGCTCCGCGGCCGCCTCAGCCGGCAACCACCAAGCGCTCGAGGCCCACTTCCACATCCACCTCGACGGCAAAGAGATCCAACACTCGGTCGAGCGGCACCAGCTCCGGGTCGGCGCCCGCCGCGGAACCACCTGGCAGAGCTACAAGCGATGACAGCGCCGTTCTACCCGTCGCGGCTCCTCCAAGTCGGCATCGGCAAGGAAACCACCTACGCCGTCGCCGTCACCCCCGCCTACACCATCCCCGCCGCCGGCGTCACCGCACCCGACAACGTCGGCCTCCTGTCCGACGCCGGCTGGCGAGGCGCCCCCGCCAACTCGTACGGCGAGACCGCCGGCCCGCTCGACTCGTCGGTCACCATCGGCGGACCCATCTACCCCGACACCATCGGCTACCCGCTCGCCGGCGTCCTCGGCGACGTCGCGTTCGCCGGCGGATCACCCAACACATGGACCGCCGCGCTCCTCAACTCCGGCACGCAGCAGCCCCCCTCGTACACGCTCACCGTCGCCGACCCCATCGGACAGCTCGCCTACGCCGGATGCAAGTTCCAACGCGTCCAGCTCGTCCTCAGCCCCGACGCGCTACTCACCTGGACGGGCACCGTCGCCGGCCTCGTCTCCGCGGCCGCCTCCGTGTCCATGCCGGCCGCGACGAGTGAGCTACCGCTCGCCGGCTGGCAAGGCGTCGTCACCATCGCCGGCGTCACCGACACCCGGCTCCTCTCCGCCGACATCACGATCGACCGCACCATCGTCCCCAAACGCAACGTCGACGGCTCCCAAGGCCCCTACCTGCAACGGTCCGACGTGCTCGCCGTGACCGGAAATCTCAACTTCGCCGTCGTCGCCGACACCTACCACCAGGACCAGCTCGCCGCCACCGCCGTCGCCCTCGACCTCAACTTCTCCCGCGGCGCCGGCGCCGGCCTCCGCCAGCTCCTCCTCCACATGAGCAAGGCGTATTTCGTCGCCGCGCCCCGCAGCTACGGAAACAAGTGGATCGAGCTCGCCGCCGCGTTCCGCGCTGACCACAACAGCACCGACGTCGGCGCCTCCGGCGGGTACTCGCCGATGAAAGTCACCGTCAAAAACACCGTCGCCAGTGGGAGCTACGCGTGAGCCGCAACCCCAACTGGCCGCTCATGGACTACGGACTGAGCCTCGCCGCCGGCCCCACCGTCGACCCCACCGCCCAGAAATACTGGCTATCTGTCACCGGCCGCACCGAAGGCCAAACGAAGGTCACCCGCGGCAAGCAATACGAGCTCGACCAAGTCCAGCCCGCCGAAATGGACTTCACGGTCCGCAACGACGACGGCGCATTCGACCCCGCCAACGGCTCAAGCCCGTACGCCGGCTACGTCATCCCCTACCGGCTGTGCAGACTCCGCGCGCAATGGCCGCCCACCGTCAACATCCTCACCCAGAACCAAGCCACCGCCGGCGAGGCCACCACGCTCCCGCTCCCCGTCGAGCAACCGTGGGGAGCCGGCGGCACCATGCCGTCCGCGTGGGTTTATCAGCCGCGGACAACCACCATTGTCGCCGACGGCACCGCCTACCAAGGCGCCAACGTGTACTCGACGCCGATGCCGGGCACCTACGTCGCCCAAGCGATCGGCATGACCGGATGGTCCGTCGCCCCGTCCACCGTCTACTCGGTGCAATGCCGGGCCCGCTCGAGCACCGCCGCCGTCACCGCCACCGTCCGCATCGACATCGAATGGCGCAACGCCGCCGGCGCTGTCATCTCCACCTCGACCGGCACCGCCGCCAGCATCAACGCCGGCCCGACCTCGGCATGGACACAGATCACGTTTACCAACGTGACGAGCCCCGCCGGCGCGTGCGGCGCGACCGCGATGCTCATGGGCGTAACCGGCCCGGCCAGTGTGTGGACGTTGCAGTCCGACGGCTGGCAGGTTGAGACCGCCTCGAGCGCCTCGGCCTACGCCACCCCGTCCCCCTGGTATCCGCTCTACACCGGGTACGTCGAACGGTTCCCCCAAGCGTGGGAATCCGCCGGCAACTACGGCACCTCCGCCCTCGTCGCCGTCGACGGATTCGCCTACCTCGCGAATCAGGACATGCAGCCACCGCCGCTCGCCGAGATCCTCCTCGACGGGCCCGACTGGTTTTACCCACTCAACGAGCCCGCCGGCGTCGCCGGATTCTCCGACCTCACCGGGCAAAAGCTCGCGATGAAAACCGTCAACTACGGCAACGCGGCCGCCGGCCTGGTCGTCGCCGGCACCGCGATCACCGACGCGTTCAGCCTCCCCCTCGGCTTGCCTGGCCCGGCCGTCACATTCACCAACCACGGCGCGGCCGCCGGATCCGCCACCGTCCTCGACGTGGCCACCGCCGTCGGCGCGGTCGGACCACCCGGCGGAGGCACCGGCTGGACTCGCTTCATCGCTTTCCGCATGCCGGCCGGCACGTCGATCGCCGCACAACACACCTTGTGGAACACAGTGTCGAGCGGAGGCGCCAACTGGATCGTCGTCTACGTCGAGGCCGCCACCGGCAACGTCCGCGCCAGCGTCAGACAGAACGGCACCGTATTCGGCCCGATCACCGCCTACGCCGGCCCCGTCAATAACGGCACCTGGATCCTCATCGCGATCTCAATGTCGGCCGACGGGAAGGTGTTCACCGCGTGGGGAGACCAGCCTCTCACCCCGAATACGGTCAGCAACGCGACGAGCATGATGCCGACGTTTGGTGTCGGCTCCGTCGACGTCGTCGGCGCCAACATCATCCCCAACCACACCGGGCCCGTCTCCGCCGGCCTCACCGCCGACGTCGCGCTCCTCGCTGAGCTCCCCTACGACATCAGCACCGGCACGGCATTCTTTTTCCAGTACGTCTACAACGCGTTTCC